AAATGGCCAAGAGGTTTAATGGGTTCGTTGCCCGCTGATTCTGAGCAGTTCATGCTTATCGAAGATCTATATAAACAAGTAGAAAAAATGCAACAGACTCAAGAGATGAATATGACTAATAAAGTTAATATAGAATTCTTAATGAAACAATTAGATAAAGCTCAAAAAGATATAGAAAAATTAAAAGACAAACAACGGGAGTTTGCTAATGGAAACGGTCATTAGTAGTGTTGTTGCTCTTTGTATGTTTATAGCAGGAGAGCTTAAAGAACATAGAATAAAAGAATCTATGTCAGATTGTTTGAAGGGAAAACGCCTGGCGGAACGTGATGTAAATGTTAATATTCAGTACATGTGCGGGACTGTAGATGCAGAGCTTGAAAAAAATATAGATGGCAGTATAAGTATAAAAAGAATTATAAAACCAAAATAATGAAAGATGCAAAAGTATTTCCAATTTTTTCTAAGCCTATCTATTTAAATAGTATAGATTATGAAATTAGTAAAATATATCCTGAATTAGAGAAAATTAAATGGAAATATATAGAGGTTGATTCAAACGAACAATTTTCGTACTCGTCTTTAGATAAAAAAATTTTAGATAAAAAACCGTATGAAGAAATAAGAAAACATGTTGAGGAACATTTTAATAATTATGTTTCTAATATATTAGAATGGGATCAAGAATTTAAAATAACAACATCGTGGTTAACTAAAACACTTAATAACCAGAGAGCAAATTATCATAATCATAATAATTGTATGTACAGTGGAGTTTTATATTTAAAAACACCAAAAGAAAAAGCAAAAATAACTTTTGTAAATTATGAAACTAAAAGATTTTTATTAATTCCTAAAAAGTACAATATGTTAAACAACTGCGAATTTTTAATTGATACGTTGCCTGGAGACATAGTAATATTTCCTTCAGAAGTTTTTCATAAGATAAATATAAATAAGTCTCATGAAGAAAGAATATCATTGGCATTTAATTTTATACCTGTTGGAAAAATAGGAAGACCTACGGCAGATAGCTATTGTGAAATACAACCTTTATAGTAAAATATTAAATAAAAAAAAATGAATCTTAGTAGAAATTTTACTCTTTTAGAACTCATCAAATCTGATACTGCTGTCAGAAAAGGAATTAATAATAATCCTAATGCAGGTCAAATAGAAAAACTAAAAGCGTTGTGCGAAAATATTCTTCAACCCGTTCGAGACCACTTCGGTAGAGTTAAAGTGACTAGCGGATTTCGTAGTGTTGAATTATGTCTTGCTATAGGTAGTTCAGCTAACTCACAGCATGCTAAAGCTGAAGCCGCAGATTTCGAATGCGTAGGTGTAGATAATGCAGAAGTTGCAGATTGGATTAAAAAAAATCTTGAAACAGATCAATTGATTTTGGAGTATTATACTCCTGGTGAGCCAAACTCAGGATGGATTCATTGCAGTTGGGTACCCGAAAATAGAAGAGAACAATTTATGTTAGCCTATAAATCAGAAGGTAAAACAAAATATAAACCAATAATAGGAAAAGCTAAAGATTTGGTTTTATAATAATGATTAAAAAATTTGAAATAATTAATTTTATTCTAAAAGATCAATTTAATAGTCATTCAAAATTAAAGACACATTTAACAGATTTAATTTTAAACTCTAAGGATAAAGGTTGGCATAATAATAAAGGTAATTTTAATGACAAAATTTTTAAATTAGATTGGCCTTTGGCAGATAATACAGAAAGACCTTGGATAAAATATTTAATTAATGATTTGTATAGCCAATTAAGTAAATTTTCTGATTCTTTAGGTTACACTGATATTATAATCAATAAAATTTGGTATCAAGTATATAAAAAAAATAATACACATAACTGGCACATACATCATGATAATTTTTCAGGAGTTTATTATTTAAAATTACCTGAAGATGACATAAGTAACTATACTGAGTTTTTAAGTCCAAACAATTTTGATGTATCTTTTAGAATAAAAGTAAAAGAAGGTGATATTATATTTTTTCCTTCACATTTAATTCACAGAGCACCAGCTTTACAAAAAGAAGAAACAAAAATTATAATATCTTGGAATTTGAATGTTTCCTCAGTAAAAAAAGAAATAACCTCAAATAAAAACCAAACATTAATTTTAGAATAAGGAGATTTAAGTCTAGATTAATTAAACAAAAAAAGGTAAAATATTATATGCCAATAGGAAGATCACAAATAACAAAACAAGTAGAAGGTCAATTAAGTGGCGAAAAAAAAGAAAAAGATAAAAAGAAGAAGCTTCAAGCTAAGAAACCTAATCGCAAAAACGCTCTTTCAAGGACATTTACTGTTTAAGCCAAAAGTGGTACAATCAAAGAAGTTGTACAACCGCAAAAAGGATAAGTATAAAACTTACAATGCGGCCGCTAAAATGGAGGAATAATGGCAAAAAAAATGAAAAAAGGAAAAGGTCCTTGTTGGGAAGGTTATGAAATGGTTGGAACTAAGATGAAGAATGGTAAAAAAGTACCTAACTGTGTTCCAATGAAAAAAAGAAGTTCAGGATCTCCTAAAATGGGTGAATACATTGGTTCTCATATTAAATCAGAAGTTGGAGAACAAATGGTTTCTAATAAATCTTACGAGGATTATTATAAAGATATTTTATAATGGATTACGCAGCTAAATATTACAAGAATGCAAGTCCAGCTAATAAAAAGAAGTTTAATTCATTAGTTAGCGATTTAAGAATTGATATGTCTTTAGAATCTGCTGTGAGTGAAGGATTAAGACAAATGCAACAACAAACTAAAAGCACAGCTGGTGGAGGTATTTCTAAAAACTCTACAGGTGGTTTTATAAACATGAAAGATTATTATAAAGGAATGTTATAATGGCTAGCTCAGGAACTACATCATTTAATTTAAATATAGATGAAATTATAGATGAAGCATATGAAAGATGTGGTTTATCTACAGACTCAGGTTATGATTTAAAAAGAGCTAGAAGAAATTTAAATTTATTGTTATCTGAATGGGGTAACAGAGGATTACATTTATGGAAGGTAAAAAACTATGAACAAGTATTAACATCAGGAACAGAACAATACGCAACTCCAAGTGATTGTAGTGATGTATTAGAAGCTTACATATCTACAGGAGCTGGCACGGGGCCGTCGATAACGGATGTATCTTTAACTAAAACAGATAGATCTAACTATGCAGCTTTACCAAATAAAGGTGCCACAGGACAACCGTCACAGTATTATGTAGATAGACAAATTAATCCACAAATATATTTGTATCAAACACCTGATGCATCTACTTACACTTATTTAAAATATTATTATATTGCTAGAATTGAAGATGCTGGAGGATATACAAATACTCCTGATGCACCTTATAGATTTTTACCTTGTATGGTAGCAGGTCTAGCTTATTATCTATCGTTTTTAAAAGCTGCAGATAGAACACAAATGTTAAAATTAGCTTATGAAGATGAAATGAAAAGAGCTTTAGATGAAGATGGTTCTAGAACTTCTTTATATATTTCACCACAAACTTACTTTGGAGATGGAGTATAATGGCATACGCAACAGGTAAAAAATCACATGCAATATCTGATCGTTCTGGAATGGCTTTTCCATATCAAGAAATGGTTAGAGAATGGACAGGTGCATTAGTACATATATCTGAATTTGAGCCTAAACATCCACAAATAAGAAGAAAAACAGTTAAGGCAGATGCGATTGCATTAAGAAATGCAAGACCTCAAGATTTTACTTTTAACTCTGGAGGATCTAGATTTACTACAACTGATTTATCCTTACCTGGAGAATTTGCTTTTGATTCTTCTGGAATGCAGCCTGATAATGGTGCAGAACAAAATAGAAAAAGACAACTTATTTCAATAGTTGGTAAAACAACAGTGGAGATATCATAATGGCTATTACACATGCAGATTTTTTAACACAGGTTAGAGATTATACAGAAGTAGATTCTAATGTATTAACTGATTCTATTATTGATAAATTTATTAGAGCTACAGAACTTAATGTAGCAGGTCAAGTAGACTATGATGATTTAAGAAAATATTCTACATCTACTTTTACATCTGGAAATAGATATGTCAGTTTACCTGCTGATTGTATGATTATTAGATCAGTACAAATGATAAATGGTTCTGATAGAACTTTTTTAGAACGAAGAGATACAAGTTTTATATCTGAATATAACAGTGGAGGCACTACAGGTGAGCCTAAGTTTTATGCTAATTGGGATGATTTTAATATATTAGTAGCACCTACACCAGATTCAGCTTACACTATTCAAATCAACTTCATTAAAGATCCACCACATTTCGATAGTTCAACAAATACATATTTGTCAACTTATCAAGAGACAATGTTATTACATGGTGTCTTAACTGAAGCTTTTTCTTATCTTAAAGGTCCTCAAGATCTTTACACACTTTATAAAAGCAAGTATGATGAAGAAGTACAAGCTTTTGCTCTACAACAAATGGGTAGAAGAAGACGAGGAGAATATGATAGTGGTGTGCCTAGAATAAAGGTTCCATCACCATCACCATAAAATTAAAGGAGAATAATTATGGCTATTACAACTAATGCAATTTGCAATTCATTCAAAAAACAATTGATGGGTGGTGAGCATGATTTCGATAGTGGTGGAGATACATTTAATTTAGCAATGTATACTTCTGCTGCAGCTATCGGTGCATCAACTACTAACTATTCATCAACTTCTGAAGTATCTTCACCGGCAGGTTACACTGCAGGTGGTAAAGCTTTAGTTAACCAAGGTGTTAAGGTATCATCTGGTGTCGCTATTACTAGCTTCGCTAACTTATCTTTTACTGGTGTTACACTAACAGCAAGAGGTGCTTTAATTTACAATACAACTACTGACGGTGGTACAGGTACTACTGAAGCGGTTGCTGTATTAGATTTCGGTGGAGACAAGACTGCAACATCTGGAACATTTACAATCCAGTTCCCTGCATTCACAACTTCTGCTGCGATTTTAAGAATTGCTTAATTAAAGGAAATAAAATGATATGGCCACTGGATGGGGTAATAAAACATGGGGAGCATCAGATTGGGGAGACCTATCTGACGAAACCGTCTCAGTCAGTGGCGTATCATTAACCACATCTACAGAGCAATCAACAACTCAAGCTAACGCAAATGTTGATGTAACAGGATCACAACTCACATTTACTAATGCAGGAGCTGTTTCAGGTGCGTCAGCAGATGTATCAGTTACAGGTATTCAAGCAAATCTTTCTATGGGAGAGGAAGATATTGCAAGAGGTATTCAACAAGATGTAACTGGCTCACAATTAACTACAACACCAGGTGCTGTCACTATTGATGATCAGTTTTTAATTGGTGCAGGATGGGGAAGAGATTCTTGGGGATCAATGGTATGGGGAGATGCTTATTCTGCTCAAACAGGATCCGTGTCAGCTACAATATCTGTAGGTGCAGTTGCTGAAATTACGGCAGGTGCTAGCGCAAGTCCAACTGGACAAGAGTTAACAGCTACTCCAGGTCAAATCACAATGACTGGAGATGCCAATATTGACGTTACAGGAATACAAGCAACCTTATCTGTAGGAGAGGTACAAGCACTATCTGTTGTTGGTAGTGAAATGACTATCTCTATTAGACCTGTAGATATTGAGGCAGGGGGTAATGTAACTGTAAATGTTATTGATGATAATTTAGATACAGAAATTGGACAAGTAACATTTGATATAGGAGTTACAGTATCCGTTACTGGATTAGAGCTTACTTCATCCATTGGTGATGAAACAGTCACAGGTACTGCAAATGTAGATATAACAGGACAAGAGCTTACAAGTTCTATTGGAAATGAAACAGTTGTAGCTGATGGAAATGTGTCTGTTACAGGTATTGAATTAACAAGCTCTATTGGAGAAGAGACAGTTACTGCAGACGCGAATGTAACAATAACAGGTATTGAATTAACAAGCTCTATAGGACAGGTAGAGCAAAACACTATATATGACGTAACAGGCATTGAAATGACCTTATTCTTAGGTGAAGAAGGTATTGTTGCTAACGCAGATGTTGATGTTACAGGCATAGAATTGACTAGTTCAATAGGAAGTACTAATATCACAGCATGGCAAGAGATTGATCCTGGCGTAAGTAATGTATGGACAGAGGTTGATTTAGCTGCATGATTAAGGTAAAATTATAATTATTTAGGAGACAAAATTTATGGCATCTAGTTATTCAACAGATCTAAAACTCGAATTAATGCAAACTGGCGAAAACGCTGGTACATGGGGTGAAAATACAAATAATAACTTAAACTTAATTCAACAAGCAATTGCAGGTTTTGAATCAGTAGCACTTTCTGATGGTGGAACTGTTGCTCTTGCAATGACAGATAAAGCTATCTCAAATGCAAGAAACATGGTTTTAAAGTTTACTGGAACTTTAACAACTGCATCAACTGTAACTATTCCAGACTCAATTGAAAAATTTTATATCTTTGATTTATCTGCTGTAACAGGTGTAACAAATTTAACAATTAAAACTGTAAGTGGAACTGGTTTTACTGCAGGTGAAGCTGCAATCGTTGCTGCTTATTCTGATGGAACAAATTTAAACGAGATTGCATTAAACACTTTGGGTGGAACAATTGCTACAGCACAAATTGATGATGCTGCAATTTCTACTGCAAAACTTTCTGACAATGCGGTGACTACTGCAAAAATTTCAAACTTAAATGTTACAGAAGCAAAACTTGCTGCATCAGCAGTTACTGCTGATAAAATTGCTCAATCTACAATTACACAAGCAAAACTTGCTACTGACTCAGTTGGTCCAGATCAATTAATTTCAACTGGCGTTACTGCTGCAGAATATACTTCAGCTACAATTACTGTAGATGCTGATGGAAGAATTACTGCTGCATCAAGTGGGGCATCAGGTGCTCAAGACGTTGTTAGATCTCATGCTTTTAATGGTGGTGCTACAGGAACATACACAGCTAACCCAGCCGCAAACAATGCGTCAGCTTTTATAAAAGGCGGTGGCGGTGGAGGATCTGGTGGTGGAAACCCTAATAATCAGGCTAGTGGTGGTGCTGGCGGTGATGGAGGATTTGGTTTTTATTTTGCTCCAATTACAGGCGGTACAGGTTATCCATACTCAGTAGGAAATGGTGGAGGCAAAGGTAATGGTTTTGATGCTGGATCTCCAGGAGGGGCTACAAATGTTACAAGTATTGGAACTGCTAATGGTGGAAACGGTGGTGTTTTAAGTCAACCCGGTAATCCAGGAAGTTCTCCAGGAGCTCAAACCGGTTTAACGGGTTCAGAAACTATTTACTATAACAAAGGAACAGGTGGTGCCGGAGCCGCAAGAGCTACTAATAATTCAACTCCTGGCACTCCAGGATTTTTCTTACTTTATGACAACTCAGGAACATAATTATGGCAAAGTTTGTTTTAAAAAATACAGATAATCATTATATAAGAATTTGTGAAGATATAGAATCCAGAGATTTTTGGATAAATAATTTTGTCGATATTTCTTCTTATGAAGAAATTTCAGATGCAGATTATTCTTTACTTCAATCAGGAAATAAAGTTTTTACTTCACGCCAGCCTTTAAATATTTCCTTGATTGATAACCAGGGAGTTCAAGATTCTTTTAGTGTAGAGGATATAAGATCAGAACTGAATAAGCTTATAAAAAATCTCGAAACAGCAATTCAATTTGCAACAAATCCTCCTGCGATTTGGACTACTAATTTAAATACTTTAAAAGCTATTAATATAGATTCTTTGACCTATCCTATCACAGGTTATAATTGGGTTGATTGTTTAATAAAAAATGATATACAGGTTCCGTCTTCGATGGAACTCTAATGAATGAAAGAATAATTACTTTTGCAGCTCATCCAAATATTGTAAAAGACAAATCCATTCATCCAGAACCTGCAATACTTAATATACCACAGTGGTACAAAGATGTACCAAATCCTGATATCCATACAGAACGTACTATCAAAGCTTGTAAACCTTTTTTAGATAGTCTTACTGCGGGCTATATTTTAAAAAATCCTATTGACCAAAAAATTAATTTTAACGTAAAAGGTCCAGACGACAAGTTAAATGCTTGGTTGGAGTATGCAAACTCTATGGGTTTTTTTAGAGATAAAAAACAATATATAGGTGTAAACATGGGTACACATGGAGAAGTACATAATATAGATCAAGTAGGAGGAAAAAAATGCCCCTTTGTCAAAGAAAATAAAAATTTTCCTATATTTAAGATTTTAAATCCTTGGACTATCCTTGTTCCAAAAGGTTATTCAGTTTTTTATATGCAACCTATTAATAGAGCTGAAAAAAGATTTGAAATTTTTTCAGGAATTGTAGACGGGCCTTGTGCTTTACCTACAAATTTTCCCTGTGTAATTAAAAAAGAAGGTACTTGGGTTTTAGAAAAAGGAACTCCTATTGCTAGTGTCTTTCCGTTTAAAAAAGAAAGTTGGAAAATGAAAATTGAAGAATGGGACGAAAAAAAAATGGATTCTATTCTTTTTCAAATGACTACTTTTTTAATGAAGTGGTATGAAAAAACTCTTTGGAATAAACAAAAATGGAGATAAAAAATTTTATTGGAGTTTATAATTTTTTTACTCCAGAACATGTTTCAGCTTTTTTAAAAACGTTTGGTAATATAGAAGAGTTTGAAGAAGCATCTATTATATCAAATGATGGATCTTCTAAAATTAATAAAAATATCAGAGATGTAAAAAATTATGGTCTGTCAAAGTTTAAGGGAATTACTGAAGCACATTGGTTTAATTTAATTTGTGCAGGTTTAGTAAATACTTCTGAAAAATATTTTAATGAAAGAGAAATAGATTATCGAATATCAGTAATTGAAGGTATAACTTTATTAAAATATAATAAGGGTGGTTTTTATAAAACACATAATGATAGTGGTCTTAAAACTCATAGAGAACTTTCTGCTATTATTTTTTTAAATAATGATTATGAAGGAGGTTATTTACAGTTTTTTGAACCTAATCAAAAAAATTTAATTTTAGAAATAAAACCACAACCTGGAAAAATTGTTTTATGGCCAAGTAACTTTTTATACCCACATCAAGCAACACCAGTAATTGAAGGAACAAGATTTACTATTGTATCATGGATGATTTAAATAAATATATTTATATTAAAAATATACTTTCTAATGATGAAAGAGAACTATTATTTAATTATGCAAAATTATATAACCTTAGCAATCAAACTACTTTTTGCCAACAAACACCTTTAAATGAAACGATTAGATACGGAGATCCTGTTACGGATTCTTTGTTGGAGTCTAAAAAACAAATATTTGAAAAAGCAAGTAACTTTGAATTAATTGAAACTTACAGTTTTTGGAGATTGTATAAAAAATTTTCTAGTTTAAAAAAACACACAGACAGACCTTCTTGTGAAGTAACTATTAGTGTAAATGTTAAGGCAGATAATGAGTGGCCTCTTTTCATAGATGGAGAAAAAATAATAATTAAACCAGGAGATGGTGTTTTGTATTTTGGTGGAAAGTTAGAACATTGGAGAGAAGAATATAATGGAGATTATTCTTTTCAAATTTTTTTTCATTATGTTTTAAAAAATGGTGAATTTAAAAATCTTAAATGGGATGGTAGACAAACTTTAGGGATACCTAAAAATTGATATGAAATTTATTTGGGAAGAAGATAATTGTAAAATTGTATTTACTAAAGAAGAAGCAAAGTTAATAAACGACAAAGGTAAGGTCACAATTAATTATGATGATGGAAGACATTTTGTTAATGGTCTTGCTAGAATTGTAGCTGAAATACACCAAAAATATTTAAAACTTGACCCTAAATTTCAAGACAAAATCTCATTTGATGATTCAGAAGTAAAACTTAAATAAATATATATAATAGATTTAATAATTCTAACGTGGTATAATTCGATATGCCTTTAACAAACGTACAAATAGCGCCAGGATTTAACAAACAAGTAACTGCAACAGGAGCTGAGGGACAGTGGACTGATGGGGATTTTGTTAGATTTAGATATGGACTTCCAGAAAAAATAGGGGGTTGGCAACAAATTAACGGAGATACATTAGTTGGTGCTGTAAGAGAACAGCTTGTTTGGGCAGATTTAGACGGTAGAAGATACGCTGCTCTTGGAACAAATAGAATATTAGCAATTTATTATGAAGGAGCCTTTTATGATATTACTCCATTAGATACAGCCATTACTGGAATTACATTTGATACTACAGATACATCGGCTACAGTTACTGTAAACAAAGTAGCCCATGGATTATTTGCAGGAGATTTATTTACATTTACATCAGTTACAACACCTGGCGCAGGATATGTAGCAGCAGACTTTGAAACAAATACTTTTGAAGTAGTGACTGTTCCAACAAATGATACTTTTACAATTACAATGGCAACTGCTGCAACAGCAACTATTTCTGCAGGTGGAGCTGCAACCGTTAATCCATATATTAAACCAGGACCACTTACACAAAGTTATGGTTACGGTTGGGGCACTTCAACATTTGGTGGTGCCTCTGGAGTTATTTCTACTTTAAACGGAGCATTGTTAGATGACACTAACGGAACTGGAGGAACTGGGACTGATATTACACTAAATACAGTTACTGGATTTCCAACATCAGGCACAATTAAAGTTGGAGCAGAATTTATTTCTTATACTGGAGTATCTGGTAATGATTTAACAGGGATTACGAGAGATGTAGCAGGAACACGTTCGGCTCATGCTGATGGAGCATCAGTAGAATTTTATACTGCATGGGGAGAATCATCTACAAGCTCTTCTGTATTACTAGATCCAGCTTCATGGTCACTAGATCATTTTGGACAAAAACTTATTGCAACTGTAAAAAATGGAAAAACTTATTATTGGGATCCACTTCAAGCATCTTCTTCTGCATTACAAACAAGAGCAGCAGTTATAAGTGGAGCTCCAACACGATCAGTAATGTCTATTGTATCTGAAAGAGATAGACATTTAATTATTCTTGGAACTGAAACAACTATAGGTAGTGAATCATCACAAGATAAAATGTTTATTAGATTTTCTGATCAAGAGAGTATTGCTGATTATACTCCTACCTCTACAAATACTGCAGGAACTTTTAGATTAGATTCTGGTGTAAAAATTATAGGAGCGGTAAAAGGTAAAGATTATATCTTAATTCTTACCGACACCTCTGCATATGTCATGCAGTTTGTTGGTCCACCATTTACATTTTCTATTAGACAGGTAGGTTCTAACTGTGGAGCAATCGGACAACATGCAATTAAATATGTTAATGGAGCTGTATGGTGGATGGGTCAAGCAGGTGGATTTTTTGTTTATGATGGTACAGTTAAAAATGTACCTTGTTTGGTAGAAGATTTTGTATTTACAGATAAAGGAAATAATTTAGGAATTAATTACAATGCAGGTGAACAAGTATATGCTGGATTAAATCATTTGTATGAAGAAATATCTTGGTTCTATCCTAAAGCAGGTTCAGTAGAACCAGATAGAGTTGTTACATTTAATTATACAGAACGTACGTGGACAACTGGATCTTTAGCTAGAACTTCTTGGCATGATGCTACATTGTATGATAATCCATATGCAACTAAATTTAATTCTTCAGGCACTCCAACTTTTCCAACTATACAAGGAGTAACTAATGTAAATGGTGCTTCTATTTATTATGAGCATGAAGTTGGTAATAACGAAGTAGATTCTGATGGTAATAAAACAGCAATACTTGCATTTATACAATCAGGTGACTTTGATATAACAGATGGTGAAGTCTTTATGAGTATGAGAAGATTTTTACCTGACTTTAAATTATTAACTGGAAATGCAGAAGTCACAATAAATCTTAGAAATTATTCTACAGATAGTTCTTCATCATCTCCCTTAGGTCCTTTTACAGTCAATTCATCAACAGATAAAGTGGATACTAGAGCAAGAGGTAGAGCAGCTAGTTTAAGAATAGCAAATACTTCTACCGATCAGAATTGGAGATACGGAACTTTTAGAGCTGATATAAAACCTGATGGAAGAAGATAATGGCTAGAATTGATATACAAATACCTGAACCTACACCAGTTTATACTGAAGAAAACCAAAGACAGGTCTCTCAATCTTTACAAACAATGAAAGATAAATTAAACACTTCTTATCAAGAAGAATTAAAACAAGAAGTCGAAAGAGTTTCTTGGTATACAATGAGGTAATATGAGCCAAGGATGTAACAACGTTAATGTTGAACCAACCGTAATCGGTGGTGGAGACGGGTCAAATGCTTATGATGCATTTGGAAGATTAAGAGTTTCTAATCCATTTACTATTTTTGATAGTACAAATGTAATGTCAAAAAATAATCTTTTTGATGAAGACTTAACTGGATCAGGAACGGTTACTTATACCGCAAATAAATCTACGGTTAATTTAAATGTAACTACAGCTAGTGGTGACAAAGTGATTAGACAATCCAAAAGAGTTATGTCTTATCAACCAGGTAAGTCATTATTTATATTTAATACATTTGTCATGAATGCACAAGAATCTGGATTAGAACAACGTGTTGGAAGTTTTGATGCAAACAATGGAATCTTTTTTGAAGACACTGGCACAGGTTATCAAATTGTAAGAAGAAGTTATACATCAGGTTCAAGTGTTGATGATCCAATTGCACAGTCAGCTTGGAATGGTGATAAATTAGATGGTACAGGTGCAAGTGGATATGATTTAAACCCAACTAAAGCAACTATTTTATTTACGGATTATGAATGGTTAGGAATGGGAGCTGTTAGAGTTGGTTTTGTAATAGATGGTAAATTTATTACAGCGCATACTTTTTTAAATGCAAATAATTTAGATACGGTTTATATGCAAACTGCAAACCTACCTATTAGGTATGAAATAGAAACGACAGGAACGATATCTGGTGCAGCGGTATTACAACAAGTATGTTCTTCTTGTATGATTGAAGGTGGCTATTCTCCACAAGGAATTATTCAATCAGTTGGAACTGCTTCATTAGCTGGAGTTACTTTAACAACAGCTGGTACATTTTATAATTTAGGAACCATTAGAATTAAATCAGGAAGACCTTATGCACTTATTATTCCTCAAGGTTTTATAGCTTCTGCTGTAGCTAATTCTGACTTTGAAGTACAGTTAAGACAAAACGCAACTCCTTCAACAGCGTTTTCATATACAAGTTATTCTGATGATGTAGAGTATGATTTAGATGGTACTAAAACCATAACAGGAGGAACGATTATAAATAGAACTTATTTATCGGGTAAAGGAGTTTCTATTGAAAACTTTGGAGATGGTTTTAATTTTGAATATCAACTTGGACAAACAATAGCAGGTGTATCTGACACACTAACTTTATGTGCTA